ATCAGCTCGGCAAAACTGAAGATCGCGCAGGAAACCGGTCTCCCGATTGAGCTTGCAGAACGGCTCTCCGGCACAACAGAAGAGGAACTGCGCAAGGATGCAGAAACGCTCGTGAAATTCACCGCGCCGCAGCATCAGCAGCACCGGTTCTCTTCCGAGCGCACGGAGCCCATGTCAGGCGTAGAAAAAGTATTCTACGAAAAGAATCCGAATCTCAGAAAGGGGTAAAGAATTATGGCACATACCGCACAGGATCGTTATTCCGATCTCGTCCTCGCAAAGCTGCGTTCTGAGCTCGTGCTCGCTGACGGCTTTGTCTTCAACAATGACTATGAGGGCGACCCGAAGGCAGGCGCAGTCAAGATCCCGGTCCGTGATACCGAAGTGGCTGTGTCCGACTATGACAAGGCAAACGGCCTCACTCCGACAGCAGGCAGCACGTCCTATACTACACTGGTGATCGACAAGGACAAGGGCGTCAACGAAATCATTGACGGCTATGACGCGGCATCCGTCCCGGACAACCTCGTTGCAGACCGTCTCGATTCTGCCGGCTACTCCCTCGCACTCCAGATCGACACCGACGGTGCGACCACGCTGCTTGCCGGCGCGACTGTGACCAATGTCGCAAGTCTGACGAAGGACAACATCTACGGCAACATTGTGGATATCCGCACTGCGATGAGCAAGGCAAAGATCCCGGATGACGGCAAGCGCTATCTGCTTGTTACACCGGATACCACTGCTCTGCTCCTGAAGTCGCCGGAGTTCATCTCTGCTTCCGATCTCGGTGACGAGGTCAAGCAGATGGGCATTATCGGCAAGATTGCTGGCTTCCTCGTCAAGGAGTGGAACGACAGCACTGCAAACCTCGCTATGATCGCAGGACACCCGAAGTTTGCAACTCGTGTGCATGAGTGGCAGACGCCGGTCAAGGTGCAGGATCTCGCACAGTCTGGCACGTACATCGGTGCCTGCGCTGTGCAGGGCCGTCGTGTGTACGGTCACAAGGTCCTTCGCTCCGCTGCAATCCGCTCCGTGTTTGCACCGGGCAGCCTGACTGTCACGCTCGCTGCATCCGATTCCGGAAAGACAATCGCAACCGTCACCGCTGGTAATACTGGAACGACCTATGCATACAAGAAGAATCCGGCCTCCCGCGTTGCCTATGGTACCACGTCCACTGCATACGCTGGCACTTCGCTGACTTCCGGCACTACGAAGATCGCTGTATCCGAAGGCGATGTTCTGGAAATCGCGAACATCAGCGACAGCGCAGTCGTTGCAGTTGCGTATGTGACTGTTGCAGCCGCAGACATCGGTACCTGATCATGAGCGCGGAAGTGTACGCGACGGTCACTGACATCACGGCGATCGGGCGCACACTCTCGACACAGCAGGAACAGGCGGCGGAAGTTCTGCTCACGCAGGCTTCCGCCATGCTCCGGCTCGAAGCACGCAGCTACGGCAAAAACATTGATGCCATGATCGCGGACCAGGAGACCGGCGAGGATTTCGCGCTTGCTGTCAAAATGGTCGTAGTGCAGGCTGTCTGCCGTGCGCTGGATGCCTCTGAACAGGGTGCCGCCGTACAGTCGGCCAGTGAATCGCTCGGACCGTATCAATATAATTTTACGTACTTAAACGCCGGGCAGTTCCTTTATTACAAGAAATCCGAAATGCAGCAGCTCGGTATCGCCCGGCAGTCTGTCGGCTGGGCGGATTTGTACGGAGTGATGCCTGAATGATGAAATTTACCATTGAAGACAAATCCGATGAGGTGCTGCGCGCCTTGCGTAATCAGTGCATGGAAGGTTTGCAGGAAATCGGAGCTGAAGCCGTGAAACAGGCGCGGAAAACAATTCAGTCGAAACACCTTGTTGATACCGGTGATCTGCGCGATTCAATCCGGTATTCGCTTGGCCACGACGGAGTTTACGTCGGAACCGACAACGACCATGCTGCGTTTCATGAACTTGGAACCGGTCACTATACCGCACCGCATGCAAGTGAAAAATACGGCGTAAAGCCGCTGCACTTCATCCGGAATGCTGCTCGCGGCCACCGAAAAAAGTATACCGCCATTATGAAAAAAGCCATGGAAGGTGACGGAAGATGAGTCTGCTTGACCTGAATTTTGAGCCGTTCAATATCCTGATCGCTGCGCGAACAGACGATAATCAGGGCGGAGGGTACAACACATGGACAGTCGGAGAAGGCTTCGCATGTGTGGCAGTTTCAGCGCTCTCAGCGCATGCAAACGCAAAGGACCAGACAGCAAAGCACGCTGGAGCGCCTGCTGCTGATCCTGAGTATACACTCTTGACAAAGCGTGCCACACTTCTGCCGTTCCATGCAGTTGTACGCCGTGCCGGTGACGGCATGATCTTCCGAATCACCAGTGATGCCAAAGACGCCAAAACGCCGAAGGGATCCCTTCTTGACCTGCGTATGCATGCAGCTGAGAAATGGCGGCTTCCTGACGGCAGCAGCTTGGCAGAAACGGAGGAAGACAATGACGAAAGCTGAATGCTTGCACGCCTTCTTTTCGAGTTTCGGGCTGCGGGCGTATGAAGAAAACAGCGTCCCGGCGTGGCTCGACGCAGCGCAAACTGTGGAGAACGCTCCGCCGTATCTCACGTATGAGCTGGCAACGGATGAGTTCAGAGGCGAGCCTGTGCAGATCGAGGTGAACCTCTGGGACAGGTCCGGATCATGGCAAATGCTGAACGAACTCACAGAAACTATTTCCGCTTCCATCGGCAGATTCAAGCGGCTGGTTTGTGATGATGGCATCATTTGCGTGACAAAAGCCAGTCCGTTTGCGCAGAATGCTCCTGCGGAAGCCGACAATGACAGACGGAAGCTTCTGCATATTGATCTGACATTTATCACGAATTAAGGAGGATAAAGCAATGGGAATTGATCTCACAAAGCTGGAAAAGATTACACCCGAACAGGCCGGCAGTGTTCAGTTCGACAGCGGCCTGCTTGTGAAAAACTTTAACATCGAGGATTTCCGTCAGTCCCTGCTTGACGGTCAGGTCGGCGTTGTCACGAAGGACAGCTTCGGCGTGAATGTCAACCGGGAAACCACCAACATCCTGAGTGACCTGAATAATGTCCATTTCGAATATCTGGAGGGCCTTGTCACAACGAAGGCCACAACGCAGATCACGTTTACGCTCGCCAGCATGAGCATCACTGATCTTGCAATGGCGCTCGGATCCGCAACGATCACCGGGGACAAGATCACTATCAAGTATGACATTACGGCAGCCGATTTCCTGAACCTTGCTCTGATTCTGCCTCTTGCAGACGGCGGTTATGTGATTGCGCTTATCCCGAAGGGTTACAGCACCGGTGGCCTGAGCATCTCCACGAGCAAGGCATCTGTCGGCGGATTGTCCTGCACAATCACCGGCTACAAGTCGCTTGCTGACAACACAATCGAGCCGATTGAACTGTACCGCATCGCTAACCCGGATGCAAGTCTTGGCTCGATCACAGTTGCGTCCGCAGCGGGAACGACATCCGGCACGACCAAGCTGACGATCACCAACTACACGAAGCCGGCCGGCGCGACGTATGTCTACAAGACAGCATCCGGAACCGCTCCTTCCGTCACGTATGGTCAGATGCCTGATTACACATGGACGGAGTGGGACGGCACTTCCGATATTACCGCCGAAACCGGCAAAAAGATCACCGTTGCAGCAGTCGGAGAAAACGGTGCTCTGGCATCCGGCAATGCGACTGTAACGGCCAATGCATAAGGAGGCAGCACGATGAAGACACTTGCGAACTGCACACCGAAGGAGTTTGCTTTGCAGACAGTAAAGATTGCCGAAATCGTCCGTCTGTATGTTGACGGCGTTCGTGCCATTCGTGCGAAGATGCCGAAGCTCCCGGAAGGTGCAACCGCTGAAGATATTCAGAAGGCTGGAATCGGCAACTTTTTCGACATCTTGCAATGGTGCATGGAAACGAATGTTGACGGCACTATGGAACTGTGCGGTGCAGTCTGTTTCATGAGCGGTGAGAAATTTGCCAATCTGGATCCGGCTGCCGGTGAGGACGGTGTCACCGCTGTTCTGGATGTGCTGAGTTCTGAGAGGTGCCTGCATTTTTTCGATGCGCTGCTTCGGGCGCAGGGCTTTATCAAGAGACTGTGATCGGTGCAGACCTCGCAAAGTTGGATTTGATCGGCACGGACTATCTGTTCATGCTGTACGATTCCAAGCTGCGCGAGGTCTGTTTTCGTTCGTATGTCACAGATGCGCTGGGCTTCCTCGCTGGAATACAGGAACGCTGGGCTGATAAAGCATATAACCTGCCGACAGTCTCGGAGAATACTCAGGAGCAGCCGGATGAATACATTGATCCGCCTCCGGTATCCGAGATTGCGGCTTCGATCATTGACGGCCTGGGGGCAATTCTGGAAAGAGGTGACAACGAATGAATGTATTTAGTCTTTTTGCAAAGATCGGCCTTGATACCAAGGGCTACGAACAAGGGCTGAAGGAATCAAAAGGGAAATTTGACAGCTTTGCAGACGGACTGAAAGGAGCCGCCGGTAAGCTCGGCGATGTGCTTGCAGGGATCGGCAAGGCAGCTGCCGCCGGTGTTGGCGCTGCAAGCACAGCATTGACAGCACTGACAAAGAAATCGCTTGATGCAGTAGCTGATTATGAGCAGCTGGTAGGCGGTGTTGATAAGATTTTCGGGGAATCCTCGAAGAAGGTTCAGGAGTATGCCAATCAGGCATACTCTGAAGCCGGACTGTCTGCTAATGAGTATATGAATGCGGTTACGAGCTTTTCCGCATCTCTGCTGCAATCGCTTGGAAATGATACTGACGCCGCAGCTGATGCCGCGAACCGTGCGATCATTGACATGGCTGATAATGTCAATACATACGGCAGCAGCATGGAATCCGTGCAGAATGCTTATCAGGGATTTGCGAAAGCAAACTATACAATGCTTGACAACCTGAAACTCGGATACGGCGGCACGAAAGAGGAAATGCAGCGCCTTATCGTTGACGCTTCACAAATGAACGAGGAAATGCAAAAGCTCGGTGTCACGGTTGATGCAGATTCCATGTCGTTCGGCAACATTGTGAACGCGATTTCCGTTATGCAGGAACGGATGAAGATTGCAGGCACGACGCACAATGAAGCATCGCGCACGATCTCCGGTTCTATTGCTTCAATGAAAGCTGCATGGCAAAACTTTCTGACTGGCACCGGCAGCCCGGCACAGTTTACCACGGTGCTGTCGGATGCAGTAAAAAACATCCGCACAAAACTTGATACCATAATTCCACGCTTGACAGAAGGGCTGACCGTAATTGTGGATCAGGTTGCGCCTGAAATCCCTGGCATTATTGAGCAGACCCTCCCGTCTATCATCACTGGTGCGTCCTCGCTTCTGACGGGGCTTGCGGGACGGTTGCCGCAGTTGATACCTGCTATTGTTCCGGCTGTTGCACAGGGTATAATAAATGTCAGCACGGAGATTGTCAATATTTTTCCGCAGTTGCTTACATCGCTGAAGGATGCCGGAAAAGAGGTTATAAAAAAACTGTTCCCGAACGGTGCCGACGACATCAGGGACATCACCGAAAGAGCGGGCGGAATGATCACAACGTTTGCAGCAAAGATCACAGACCCGCAAAACACAAAAAAACTGATTGACAAGGGCTTTGAGGTTGTACGGGCATTCCTGGACGGATTGACGTCCCAAAAAGCGCTTGACGAATTTTTAAGTCCGGATCACGGCGCACCGAAGGTGATTGAAAACATCGGCGAAAACCTTGTCACGTTCTCCACAGGGCTGATCGAAACTGCATCTACTCTCATTCAGAATATATGCGAGTATCTCTGCGATCCTGAAAACAGACCGGCGATTGAAGACGCTGCTACACAGATCCTTACAACGCTCGGTGAGTGCTTTGTGCAAGTCGTGCATTGCCTGTATGTGAACGTTGTGGACACCGTGAGCCACATCATGGAGTATTACGTCGAGAGCTTTGACGGAGATACCGTAGCAGAAAAGATGATTAAAGCACTCGGGCAGGGCTTTCTCAATGCAATGCACTTCCTCACAAATCCGATCGGAACGGTAAACGACTATATCAAGGATCTGCTCGGACTTAGTTCCAGCGAAGAACTTGATGATACGCAAGCATGGCTTGATTCTGACGTTCCTGATAAAAATCAGTGGGATGCTATGACGCCTGAACAAAAGGCGCTGCATAGTCAAGGTACTTCCATGATTGATGACAGTGCTATCCTCATAGCGCAGGGAATGCGGTCTTCCGGTCACGTTGCTTCGAACATGGGCGAAGAGTACCTCATGCGCTATGCGGGCAGGCCGCACGCAACAGGCTTTTATGCAAAGCGACCTGCCTTCCTGTCTGGAGACTGGGTAGGCGAAAACGGCGATGAAGTCCTTTTGCCGCTTGACAAAAACGACGAATGGGCGGATAAGCTGGCCGCAAAGATCGGCGGCAGCGGTATGCACATCGAAAACATCAATGTGAATCTGACATGCACCGGCGTGATGGATGAATCCACAACGCGCAGCACGGTCGCGCAAATGATTAACGAGATCAGCATTCAGCTTGCAGACCTGCAAGGCCGTGAATCCAGAGGATACGGTTTAGGATACAGAGGGGGTGCCTGGGCGTGAGTTTGATTTTCTCCGGCAAGGACTGGTTCAAACTGGACGGAGTGCTGTGCGACACGATGGGGCTTATATGCGACACGCCGCAGATTCCTCCGATGGCGCGGAAGCGTTATACAACGTTTAAGTTCGGCTCGGACGAGGACGGCGTGTTCTCGGATGATTCGTATGAAAATGTAAGGTACACGCTGACCGCATTCAAATTCCCTATGGATAGGGCAACAGATTTCAATGATACCGCGCTTTATGCTTGGATTCAGGGCGCAAAGCGGCTTGAAATCAGCCGATACTCCGGCTATTACTTCAAAATCCGCACAATCGACGGGATACAGCCGGTTACGAGATCGGACGGAATGCGAATCGACTACAAGATCAGCATGACGCTTTCGCCGTTCCGGTACCACACGGCCAACGACGAATTCGCGCTCCCGAATGATGGCGTTATCACAAACCCCGGCACGCGGTACAGCAAGCCAATTATCAAGTTCACGGCAGACGGCGGCGGCGTTATCACAACAAACGGGGAGGCTTTCACGGTCGCTTATGAATCCGGTCTGATAACTGTCGATTCTGACAGGATGCTTTGTTATAAAACAGTGGACGGCGAAAACATCTCCATCATGGAGAAGACTGTCGGAAAACTGCCTATGTTTTCAGCTGGAACAAACGCCGTGCAGGTATCTGCCGGTATCTCAAACTGCACTGTTATCGGGAATTGGAGGTGTTACTGACAATGTCTTGGTGTCAACATCAGGAATACCCCGAAACTTTTGACGAATTTCTCATTGCGATTTCGCAGCCGGACACAGAGGTTTATTGTCCGGAGGATGGCGTTTGGGATGTAGGTCAGACGCATCCTGACGGGTACACTGGCGAGATTTTTCACGTTCTTTGTGACCGGATTTACGGTCGCGGAACGATCATCAAAAATCTGAAGCTGAAAAACAGCTACTTCAAACTTGAAAGCGAAAACAGCCCGTCACAGGCGCGTTTGGAATTCTGGAACGCATTACATCTTCTCAACATGGTTGTCGATAATGGATACAATGTCGATCCGAACGCTGACAAGCTTTTCCAAGGCGGACAGCGCGTATACACGATTGACGGGCAGCCCGTGTCACAGCCTTATGTCCAGTGCAGCGGTTCACAGTTCTCCGGCATGTTTGCTGTTCCGACGCAGGGCGGAAATCCGTTCGCTGTTTTCGGCGAAATGGAGATGTGGTGTTGCGCTTGCAACATTGAGCTTATCCGAGGAACAAGCAGCAGCGGCGTAAAAAGCTACTCTATCGGGCGGCGGCAGGATTACTGCAATTTCAAGGTTGCGGCACGCGGATTTTCGGAGGTATACAATTCAACGAACACCGGCGCAGGATCATCTTATTCGTGGTTCGACTTGTATGGCGATGACATCACGAAGCTGTCGATGACATGGAAAGCACATGCTTGCGCTATCAGATGTTCGTCAAGAATAACGACTGTTTCCAAAGCGGAGCAAGGCTATCCGACAGTCGTTGCTGTTCCCGATCCTTCGGCGGTAGTTCTTCCTGAGGATAGCAATTTGATTGTATGCACGGATGCGCAAATGCGCGACGAGGAGTTTTTGCATGCAGCTGGATTCCCCATAGGTGTTCCGGAAGTCGCTCCGGAGTAAGGCGGTGATTGCATGTGGATAATTGATGATGGTCAGTTGGTCAATACCGACCATGTTCCGTATGAACCTCGCCCGTTGATAAAGCCGGTAGGCGGCGGCGTCTGGCACATCGAGGGGCTTTACAATTCCGGTTACCCGTTTTGTGATTTGATGATCGGCATTCCGCATCTGCGTGTAAAAATCGTCGATCAAGACCCGTATATTTCGGTATACGACATATCCTGCGAACGCGAGGACTTCAATAACAACGGCTTGGCGATCCTGTGTCCGTCTGAATGCCGCGTGCATGAGGTGCTGAACGGTGAATACAGTGTTACCATGAAGCACCCTATGGACGAAGACGGGAAATGGAAGTTGTTGCTTGAGCGCAACTACTTGAAGGTGCTCGGCCAGATTTTCACGATTGTACAGGTCACAAGGGATTTTCAGGCTCATACCGTGGATGTCACGGCGGAGCACGTTTTTTACCAGCTTGCGGACGGGTGGATTTTTCCCGCTGGTGTTGGTGAAACAGAACCGCCACGCATTGCCGGTTCATCCGGCGAAGAAGTGCTGAGAAACATCATGATGATGTCCACATACTACGCCGGTTCCGACGTTCACGCGTTCTTGTTTCAGTACGGGAGCGACATGGAGAACATCTCCTACATCCAAGAAGTCACGGACGGCATGACACCGGTCGCCGCTATTCTCGGCGGGAACGGTTTGTGTGAGGTCACGGGTGGAAAGCTGTTGCGCGACAACTTCTATTTCTCAGTAAACAACGAAATGGAAGATTCCGACAATAACGCATTTGATTTGCGCGTGGGCAACAACCTACACGGTATACAGCAGACCGTCGATGTGCAGTCAATGTGCAGCTATCTGCGCGTGTACGGCAATGGATGGATGGCAACCGCTTGCTCGTGGGCGCCCGGGTCGTTCCCTATCCGTCAAATCCCGCACAACATTGTTCGGTCGGTATCGCTGAACATAGCCGGGCTTACGGTGGAAGCACTTTCACAATACATGGAATCCTACTTCTGGCGGTACTGTCAACCGATTATCAGCTATAAATTCAACATTGCAGACAGTATCGGTAACCCCATTTACGATGACATCTCAAAGATGTACCGTTATAAAGTAGGCGACAAAGGCACAATCACGGATGACCGGCTCGGTGGTACGGTTTACCTTGAAATCACCGAAACATGGAAAGACGGCATCACAGGCCGCACGCTTTCTTTCAGCGTAGGAAACAGACGCAGTTTCACGCGTCCGGCGAATATTCCGGCGGAGGTTCATGTAGCACAGATACAGCCGGAAATGAAGTCTTTTGTCTGGCGCGATAAAAACGGTCTGATTCTGAAAGACAAAAACGGCGCAATTCTATATACGGAGGTGGATTTGAACAATGGCTGACGGTCAGATGACACAAAGTACGTACCAGCAGCTTGACGCGTGCCCAGGGCGCATCGACGCTCTGGAAACGAGTAAGGCCGACGCTACCACTTTGACGGAAGAAACGGCAGCACGAACCGCAGCGGATGCAAAGCATCTTGCGGCTCTGGTAGAGCTTGTGGACAGCGGTGCAAAAAACAAACTGGAAATAACAGCATCAAGCACGACAACAAACGGCGTGCAAATAACCATCAATGCAGACGGTACAGTTACCGCTGACGGCACAGCGCAGGACAAAAAGGCTACCGGAAATATATACTTTCAGCTTGGAAATGTCGATGTTTCGAGCGGGGATGCAATTCACATTTCCGGTTGTCCTTCTGGCGGCTCGTATTCAAACTCGTATGCCTTCTACATTGATTATGCTGGCGGCAGCACTCTGGCATATGACGAGGGCAGCGGAGCTGATTACACTGCGACTGCTGATAGGACTTTGCGTTGCCGCATCATTATCAGGTCTGGCACGGTTGTCAACAACGTCACATTCAAGCCGATGGTTGACTATCAGGCATACCACAAGATCTCACAAGCTTTTGTGCCGTACTGCCCTACGCTGCCGGAACTGTATGCGATGATTCAGGGCGGCACGCGATCTTTACAGCGAAGCATTACAACTATACAGGAAGAAACAATCGAAGAACCAACCGAAACACAAACTGAAGAAACGGAGGGCAAAACCAGATGAAGTACGTCATTATGCTCGCTATTGTTGTCGGCCTGGCTCTGGCCGACTTTGTGACTGGTTTGATCAAAGCAGCCATTGCGCACGACGTCAGCTCGCAGAAGATGCGGGTCGGAGGACTCCACAAGGTCATGGAGATCATCGTTATGGCGACAGCCTGCGGGCTGGAAATAGGGATCCGGGAACTCGGCCATTTTTACGACGAACCGAAACTTGCGGCGGTAACTGGAGCATTTGCGGCAGGCGCGGTGTTTGTTTACATCGTTGCGATGGAAATCATAAGCATCCTCGAAAACTATGTAGAGGCAAACCCGGAAGCCAAGTGGGCAGCCGGGATCGTGAAAAAGCTGCGGGTCTTCCAGCAGCGTGAAGCAGAAAAGGAGGATCAAGATGTTCATTCAGAGGGAAAAACCGAGTAAAGGCGATGTGTGGTTCAACGGCACTGAAAGCGGCGGCATCAGCACCTGCATCAAAGGCCAGCCGACTGATCCGGACTGTGACCGCCTCGCAAACTGCGTGGCAATCGTGGGCGCGTACAACAAGGCGGCCTGCGCGGACCTGACCAAGCCGAAATGGGGGCCGATTCTGTGGCCTCCCAACGCGGGCGGCATCCTGACCTATGCGCAGGAGCTCGGCCTTCCGACAAGCACGAAGCCTGCGGTCGGTGCCCTGATCGTTTGGAAAAAAGGCGAGCTCACCAAGGCAAACACCAACGGGCACGTGGCCTTTGTGACCGACGTCGATGCTGACGGGACGATCCACACCGCGGAAAGCGAGTGGCGGGGCAGAGCATGGGTCAACCGAACCTACAAACCGCCATACGCCTACGCATCCGGGTACACGTTTATCGGCTTCGTTCTCCAGCCGGGCACAACGCCCGCCCCTGCGATCAAGTACATCCGCGAGGGCGACAAGGGCGCGGACGTCGAGCTGATGCAGACACGGCTCGCAAACTGGAAGCCGAAAGGCTACCTCCGGAAGTCTGATGTTGACGGTGATTTCGGCAAGGTGACAAAAGGCGCGGTCTGCTGCTTCCAGCTGGAGAATGGCCTTGTGGTGGACGGCGTATGCGGTCCGCTGACGCAGGCCAAACTTTATGGATAATCAGAAAAGAACCGGCAGGGGAGTGATCCTCTGCCGGTTTTATATCTTTTTGACGCTCGGCGGACTAAACACCAAATAGATATAATCAGCGTCACAAATGATAAACGATCTCAATTCGACCGCTTGGTTTCATGAATATGATCTGTTCGACGAAGGTGCGCAGCACTTGGTTCTTGATGATCTCGCTTGCACATGTGTCTGTGAGCGTCGTCAGGCTCGTTTCTACGCGGCCCATGAATGCAGTGGTATCTGGTGCCGGTGCGACCTCTGCAAGCTCTGTGCGCAGCACAGAGAGCCGTTCTGTGATGCGTTGCTTGTTCTGCCTGTATTCTTCCAGCGTGTCGATACCAGTCTCATACGCTTCTCTGACGCGAGCCAGCTTGCGCTCTTCTTTTTCTATCAGTGCCGGGATTGGTGATTCCACCAATTTCGGCACGTTTTGTTTTATCACGCGTGATTCAAAATCAGGGTCGGACATATCCTCGCGGATCTTTTCGAGCACTGCTGCATTGATCTTGGCGATTGAGATCGAGTGCGAGATTTTGCACTTGCCTCTGCCGTAATTGTGGCATTGCAGGTATTTGCCGTTCGAGGACATCACCAGCGTGCCGCCGCAGTTGTCGCAGCGGACCATGCCCTTGAGCATAAACTGCACCGGCTGATCATGCCGGGCGTATTTCTTGTACATCTTCTTGGTATCGGCGCGCTTGGCCTGCGCAGCGTCAAAGACTTCCTGCGTGATGATCGGCTGATGCTGACCGTCAACGCACTGGTCCTGTTCATGATAGCGGTCCGAGCGGTCACCGGTCAGACTGCGGCGCAGTTTGCCGATATACACAGGATTCGTCAGAATGTACTCTACCGTGCGATTCTCGAAGGGGTTGCCATGCCTGGACACTACGCCCCTCTCATTCAGCATGCGAGCAATCTGGCGCACAGGGACGCCGCTCAGATAGTCATTGAAGATCATCTGGACGATCGGAGCAGCCGTTTCGTCCGGGAAGAAAACACCGTCCTGCATCCGGTAGCCGAACGGCGGCTGTGATACCACTCCACCGCGGGAAAACTTCTCCGACATGCCGCGCCGGACTTCCTCTGCGAGGTTCAAAGAGTAGTATTCGTCCATTGCTTCTATCAGTGCCTCGATCAGGATGGAGGTCTTGTCTTCGGTGAGCTGCTCGGAGATGCTGACGACCTCGATGCCGCATTGCTTCCGGAGCATGGACTTGTAGACGATGCTGTCCTCGCGGTTCCGGGCGAACCGGCTGAATTTCCACAGCAGGATGACGTCAAAGGGCTTCGGCTTCAGCTTGGCCGTGCCGATCATGCGCTGGAACTGCACGCGCTTGTCGGTCTTTCGCCCGCTGATGCCCTCGTCCGCGAAGACGAATTCTTCCGGGAGGATCAGGTCATGCTCCTTCGCATACTTCCGGATTGCCTTGAGCTGGCTGTCCGGCGAAAACTCGATCTGATCCTCTGTGGATACTCGGATATATGCCGCAGCGGTTTTCATGCGAATCACTCCTTCAAAGAACCGTGTGCAGAAAACTGCACACGGATGCTCTTGACAAACTTCGGTTTTCGGTATACAATGGAATTATAGAACATCTGTTCGATACTGAAACGGAGGGAAGAAAAATGACAGATACGGAACGCCAGGCGCTGATCGAATCCATCATTGATGATATTATTTATCTGACGCATCCTGCGGATGATCCCGCTTCCAACGAAGATACGAAGTAAACTCTTTCATTTCCTTCAGCTCATCTTCTGTAAGCTCGCTGAGCATATTTCTGTATGCCTCTCGCTCGTCCTCGACGGGTGAGGGGCTTTCTTTTTGTTTCACTTCAAGGAGGTAGTCAGCAGAAACACCGTAGTATACTGCAATCTTTACTAATGCCTCACTGTTTGGCTCGCTGATCCCCTTTTCATAATTTACATAGGTAGTATACGGGAACCCCATGTCGATTGCGGCCTGTCTCATTGAAATACCTTTTTTCTCTCGTGTTTTACGAATCATATCAGAAATCATTAAAACACCTCCTTCCCATATAATATATACCAAAATCCGGTAAATGTCAATATAAAATACCAGAATCCGGTAATTTCTACAAAAAACACATACCAAAATTGGTGAATATTCTGCTTGACGTTTACCAGAAATTGGTATATAATGTAATTGTTCACCAAATCTGGTAGATTTTAGGGAAGGAGGGATTCAGATGCCTACAACGGTGGATATGTACAACTGCATCGAGGCGGAACGCGCCCGGAGCGGCCTGACACTGGAAGAGTTTTCGGACAAAATCGGTGTTGCCGAGAAAACGTATCGCAACTGGAGAGATTCTGAAAAGCCGATTTCATCGGATGTCCTTATCAAGATCAGCAATCTTTTTGGCTGCAGCATCGACTACTTGCTCTGCCTGAGCGACAAGGTCAGAATCAACTAATATTCGTACCGGGTTATAGCGAAAGGAGTGAGTGAATGCCGAGAATCAGACCGCCGGAGTTCCCGGAGCTGGAAAAGCAGATCCTGATGCATTCAGTCAGAAAGAAGGACATCGCCGAAAAGCTGCATATTACAGCAAGGGCTTTCAGCAGCAAGCTGACAGGACGGGTCGAATTTACATTGCATGAGGTCGAGCAGATTGCAGCATTGTTTCCTGACGTTGAATGGGCAAAGCTGTTTGAACGAAACAAGCCGTCACCCGCATAAACTACAGAGAAAGGGGCTGATCTTATGGCAAAGAAACTGGAAGTTGTGAGCTACATCAGGGGAGCAGACGGCAACCTGATCGAGTTTTCGACGCTCACGCAGGAAGAAAAGCAGCGTGTCCGGAAAAAGATCGCGGAGAACATCGGCAAGACGATCGGGCGCTACCTCACGGAGCATCCGGAGGAAATCGAGCCGCTCAGCCGGTGCGAGAGCGTCCGCCTGATCCCGGATCCGCCGGAGAAAGGAGCAGCAGTATGCTGAAAATTGAAGCGACAGAAACAGAGACCAGGCTCGATATGCACGGTAACTCAAACCAGCTTGCAAACGATATGCTGCGCGCTTTGAAGCTGCTGTGCAAGAAGATTATCAGTATGGAAGTGCCTGAAGACCGGAAAGAGCTTGCCGCAACACTTGCGACCGGCTGGGTGCAGGTGACAAGGGAAGCGTTGAGAGAGGTGCAGGACAATGACTAACGGCCAGATTATCGCCTGCCTGTTTATCGTCTGCGGCGGTGCGATCGGCGGAGCTGCTGCCTACTGCCTGCACATGAGGGCGATCATGCGGGACATCCTTCGGGACGAGAAGGATAGACTGCGGATCTGGGCGCGGAACCATGCCGAGATGATGGCGCAGGAGCAGCTTGTGGATATGCTGCGTCACCTGCGCGTGACCGTGCCGGTGACGCTCGTAAACGAGAGCGACATCGACTGGGGCGAAGGAAAGGAGAAAGCACATGACGCCGAACATGAAACGCTGGCTGCATGAGCACGGTCTGACGGCTGTACAGGTCGCTCAGAAGGCCGGGCTTCTGATCCCGGACATGTACCGGCAGCTCAGCGGCACGATGCCGATTGACCCGTCACTGCGGGACACGCTTTGCGGGATCTACGGCATGACTTCCGCAGAATACCGGGAGGCGATCCCGTGAACGGCTGGATTCCGATTGGCGAGCCTGAACCGCAGGTACTGACGCCGACAGAGCAGCGTGTCAAGGAATTGCTTGATGCCGGGTATAACTACAAGCTCATTGCAATGATCATGCGGATGTCGCATGATACGACAAAAGACATGATCTATGAGATCCGTAAAAAGGAGGGAATTATGAGAAAAGCGACTATCACTGACGAGGAGAAGCAGACCATGAAGCAGATGTTTGCAGAGGGAAAGACTGTTCAGGAGATTGCGGATGCAACCGGCAGAGGGCGCAGCTCCGTTGACAGGATCGTGAACAACCGGAAGCCCTCACAGATCAACCCGGAGTTCGATGCAGCAGTCAATGAGATGATCGCAGAGGTGAAGGCTGAGAAAGCAGAGGAAAAGTCTGCGAACGCAGAGCCCGAGAAGCTGCCGGGCGTCGTGTGCAGAGCGATTGATGCCGGATTCCACGATCTGGCTGACGAGATCGACAAGCGCCGGAACCGCATCGAAGAGCTTGAAGCCGAGATCGCGGAGTTCGAGAAGGACATTGATGCTTTGAGAAAATGGAGGGAGGCACATCCATGAGAGCATTGAAGATTACTGACAAAGTTGAATTGGTCGATCTGAGATATAACGAATTATCCGTTACCGCTGAGCTCAAATGCAGGCGCAGCATCGACCTTGATATCATCCTGATGCGTGACGGCGTGATTTACCATAATCTCGCAGCGAAAGCTGACGGGAAGATGCGCAATGACCTTGCATCGCTGATCGCAGGCGCCGAGGTGTACGGTACGGCGATTATCGCAGGCATCGGCGGTGATGACGTCCCGCAGCAGTATGTCGATGCGTATCTTACATAAGAAAAAGCCGCATCCCCGCTGGCACGGTGGATACGGCTGCAAGCAAAACACTTACAGTGCTAGTATAGCACGGAATCAGGAGAATGTCAATGGACAAGAAGTATTTTGATGTGAAGCCGAAGGGACGGCACGCGCAGGTGATCGCCAAGCCGACCGCGGACGCGCTCATGGAGTTCTGCCGGCAGGAGCCGGAGTTTGAACAGGAAATCATGCAGAGCGGCAAGAGTTTTGACGACTGCCTGAACGAGATCACCAAAGGCATCGGCGGCGCGATCAGCGATCTGGAGGTATACAGCCGGGCGGTCAAGTTTTACTTTCCTGTGGCAGCGGTCCGCTTCCACATGACGATTGACCTCTGCGGCGATAACGGCGCAGTCGATCCGCCGATCACGATGACGAAGCAGGACAAGCCGGAGCCGATGCAGCTCTCGCTCGATTCCCTGCTTGACTTCTGAGGTGAGACCATGAGACAAGCAAGGAAAGATGCACTGCTGCACAGCTTCCCTGTCATCCCGTCAGACCTCATGGACAAGATGAAGGGCAAGTATGCCGGGAATTATGTTGTGCTCCTGACGAACGGCAACGAGCTGTTTGCTCGATGTTTTCACAGGTACTTCGGCGGGCAGCTGGTAGAGCGTCAGCGGTATGTGTTCGCAAAGGACGGCTCTGTCCGGTACGGCAGGGATGACGGTCAGCCGTGGACGGTTCGCAAGGAGTTCCGGGAGCCGGTGTTCTGTCAGGCTTGTTACGGGTACAGCTTCGACAACAGCTACACGCTGCTGAATCGTGAAGCAATCGGGAGATCCTGCCTGAAATATTGCCGCTATGATCTCTATACCGGGGACCTGCTGCTGGAGTACCTGCATTTATACTGCAAGCATCCGAATGTGGAATACCTGATGAAATCCGGATTCAGCTGCCTGGTGGAAGATCATTATTCCGGTTACTGGGGCGGCGTCCGGCATATCTGCACGGACCGGAACATCAACTGGAAGTCGAACAACCTGCTGAAGATGCTCAGACTGAGCCGGGACGAGTTCAAGCTGCTCCGTGAACGGTGCAACGAAAGACTGTATGACCGATTCATGATGTGGCGTGAGGAATATCCGAAGTTAAAGCCGAAAGAGCTGCTGGCCATTGCAGACCGGTTCGGGCATGAGCGCGGAACGCTGGCACGCTTTACCAGCTTGACAGGGCTGACGCCGCAGCGGATCACGCGCTACCTCGCAGAGCATAATGTCGATAATCGCGATTACAGCGATTATCTCAGCCAGTGCGTGCAGCTCAAATATAACCTGCATGACACAGCAATTTCAATGCCGCATGACTTCATGGAAATGCACACACGGCTCTCGGCAATGATCAAGCACAATGAATCGCAGGAAGCACGGCGGAAGTTCAAAGAGAATACGGAATACCGCAAGCGGCTTGAATACGCATCCGGTGGCTTGTTCATTCGGCAGCCGAAGAATATGACCGAGATCGTGAACGAGGGCAAGCTCCTGCGTCACTGCGTCGGCGGTTACGCGAACCGGCATGCGTACATGAAGCTGCATATCATGTTCATTCGCACGACGGCAAAGCCGGATGTGCCGTTCTACACGGTCGAGGTTGACCTGTTCGGGAAGATCGTGCAGGTTCGCGGCCTGCGAAACTGTAAGACAACGCCAGAAGTCCAGGCGTTTATTGAAGAATACGAAAAGCACCTTGCCGCCGTCTTTGGCAAGGAGAAACGGAGGAAAACAGCATGATTGAAACAGGAATGAGGATCCCGCCAGCAGACACGAGCCTTGCAGTGACGGAGCGTTACACACAGGCGTATAACCTGAATGTGAAGATCTGGGCAAGTATTCAGGCGGTGCAGCAGAATCTCTATGATATGTGTACTGCTATCAAGGAGATGCGTGACAGCAAGCTCTATAAGGAGCTCGGATATTCCTCTTTTGAGGATTATACTGAGGAATGCCTTGGTATGAAACATTCACAGGCTTACAGATACATTTCAATCGCTGAGAAGATTCCGGAAGATTCTTTCCCATCAATGGGAAAGATTGGCATGACAAAACTGCAACTTCTCACCGCCCTGACCGACGACCAGCGCGAGGAAATCACCCAGACCGTTGACCTCGAAAGCACGACGGTGCGGGAGCTGCGGGAGCAGATCGCGGCACTGAAAGAAGAATCCGAGCTCGACCGCAAGGAGCGCGACAATGCAAACGAAGCAGCGCAGCGGTGGAAGAACACCGCCCAGAGCGCGCAGGCCGACAATCAGCGGCTTGAGGATCAGGTGCAGTCTTTGACGGATCAGGTCCGCGAGCTGGAAAGCCGCCCGGTCGAGGTCGCCGTTCCGGAGCCCTCTCATGAATTGCAGAATATGCAGGACGCGATGCGCCGGATCAATCTGGAGCATGAGCAGTGGTCGGCGAAGATCCAGGACGACCACATCAAGCATGTTCAGGAGATCAACCGGCAGCACCGCGCCGAGACCGATGCCCTGCGAGCGGAGTATGAAGAAAAGCTCGCAGCGGTGCAGGCATCGCCCGCCGAAACGCCGGAGCCTGACAGCAAGGAGATTTTCAAGGCATACCTTGCAAACGCGATCGACGCGGTTAAGCGTATGACAGCATTCCTTGCTGCACATCCGAACGAGACTTGCAGAGCCCAGGCGGAGCGGTTCTTCGCCGCTGCCATGAAGGAGGTACAAAATGAGCAGACTGTTTGAGATTTCAAATGACTTCGCTGAACTTTTCGATCAGCTCGACGCATTTGACGAAATCGAAGAAGATGATATGCGCGAGGCAGCGCAGCAGGCATGGTATGACACGCTGGAAGGCATTGAGACCGAGTTCGAGCTCAAGGCGGAGAATGTCGCGCAGTACATCAAGGCGCTGCGTGTGGAGGCGGATGCGATCCGCGAGGAAGAGAAAGCCCTTGCAGCCCGGCGCAAATCTAAGGAAAAGCGCGTCGGCAGTCTGACGGATTATCTCATGATGTGTATGAAGCAGATTCACCGTGAGAAGATCGAAACAGCAAAATGCAAACTGTCAATCCGGAAGAATGCAGAGAGTGTGCAGGTGCCTGATGAAATCAGCCTGATCGGACGGCTTGTCATGGACGGACGCACTGATTTGATCCGTGTAAAGACGCCGGAGCTGGACAAGACTGCATTGAAGAAAGCGCTTCAGGCTGGTGAGGTTATCGAAGGCGCAGCACTCGGCAGAACGGAATCACTGATTATTAAGTGAGGTGTGCTATGGGATTACCGATTCTGATTCTCGGATATTCCGGCAGCGGGAAATCCGCATCCATGCGCAATTTCGGTGAGGATGAAATCACGCTGATCAATGTCAACGGAAAACAGCTTCCGTTCCGGACACAGTTCCGGACGGTGCTGTGCTCAGACCAGTATCCTGAAATCGAGCGCTGCATGAAGCAGCAGACACACAAGGTCATCGTGATCGACGACACACAGTATCTCATGGCGAATGAGTTTATGCGCCGGGCGAAAGAAACCGGCTTTCAGAAGTTCACCGACATCGGAAAGAACTTCTGGGAGCTGGTCAGGTCGGTGCAGGATCTTCCGTCGGATGTGATCGTTTACTTTCTGAACCACATCGACACGGATGAGGACGGGCGGCAGAAAATCAAGACGATTGGCAAGCTGCTCGATGAAAAGATCACTGTCGAGGGCATGTTCACAACAGTCCTGAAAACGGTTGTCGTAGACGGACGGTATCTGTTTGCAACGCAGACGGACGGACGCGACAGCTGCAAGTCCCCGATCGGGCTGTTCCAGTCCATGTATATCGACAATGACCTGAAAGCGGTTGACGGTGCGCTGCGTGTTTACTATGGCATCGAACCGGAGATCATCTGTGGAGATTGCGGTAAACCGGTGCAGGCGTTCCGGGATAAGACTGCCGGACAAATCGCGGAAGGAACATCGCGGAAATACGGCAAGCCGTTATGCTGGGGATGCGCCTGCAAACGCCTGAAGCAGAGAAAGGAGGATGCAAATGCCGGAACTCCGTAATTATCAGATCGACCTTGTAAACGGCGTTTCGCGGTCGTGGCGCACGGGACACAAAGCACCCTGCATTGTGCTCCCGTGCGGCGGCGGGAAGTCGGTCATTGTTGCGGAGATGGCAAAGCGCACGGCATACGGCGGCAAGTACATCCTGTTTCTTGTTCACCGCAAGGAGCTGTGTGAGCAGATTCTCCGCACCTTCCTCTGGTGGGGCGTCGATATGCGCTATGTCAAGATCATGATGGTGCAGACCGCCTGTCACCGCTTGGGCAAGATTCCGCCGCCTGCGCTGATCATTACAGACGAAAACCATCACAGCAAGGCAAGCAGCTATACCAAAATCTACGACTATTACCGCGATGCTTACCGTGTCGGCGTGACGGCAACACCGGTCAGATTGGACGGCTCTGGTCTGATTGATGTCAATGACGATCTGGTTGTCGGCGTGTCTGCAAAGTGGCTGATCGAGAATCACTGCCTCGCGCCGTATGACTATTACGCGCCCGATGTTGCCGATCTCTCGACTGTTAAGGTGCGGCGCGGTGAGTTCGATGCAAAGGCTGCGGAAAAGGTCATGCTCGAAAGCAAAGTCTATGGCGATGTGATCAGCTATTACAAACGCTATGCATCCGGAGAACAGGCGGTATGTTACTGCACGACAGTGAAACACTCGCAGGCAATGGCTGCACAGTTCTGCGCGGCAGGCATCGACGCAGCACACATTGACGGACAGATGAAAAAGACAGAGCGTGCGGAGATCGTGGAGCAGTTCCGGCGAGGCGCAATCGACATTCTCTGTAATGTTGACCTGATCTCCGAGGGCTTTGACGTTCCGGACTGTTCCTGTGTCATCATGCTGCGCCCGACGCAGAGCCTCACGCTGTTCATACAGCAGGCAATGCGCTGCATGAGATACCGCAAGGGCAAGCGCGCAGTGATCCTCGACCATGTCGGTAATTACGCCAGACACGGGATGCCGGACGATGACCGCGAATGGACGCTTGCAGGCAAGCCAAAGCGAAAGGGCGTGAAACAGGAACCCGAAGCGGAGGAAGACCGTTTTTATACCTGCAAAGAATGCTATGCGGTGTTCCCGCTCGTAAAGAACGGCGAGCAGGTCGAAAGCTGTCCGTACTGTGGAGCAGCTGTCGAACGAAAAGAGCGCAGGGCAATCGAGCAGGTCAAGGAAACGGAGCTCGTTCAGATTAAGGGATTCACCGTCAACACCAAGACGCCAGACGAATGTCGCAGCTATGGCGAGCTGCTTGAATATGCGAAAATGATGGGCTATAAGCCAGGATGGGCATTCTATCAGGCAAAGCAAAGGGGGCTGCTGCATGGAGCATGATATTCAGAACCGTATTCGGGCAGCAGCTGCTCCGTATGCCGTCATCTTCCGGGCAAATGTCGGGCGCGGTTTTACGCAGGACGGCAGATACTTTTCCACAGGCTTGCCTGTCGGCTTCTCGGATTTGTTCGGATTCCGGAAGTCTGACGGCAGAGCGGTTTTTATCGAGGTAAAAACGACGTCCGGGCGGGCGTCGAAGGAACAAAAACATTTCCTTGCGGAGATGCGCAAGGCCGGGGCAATCGCCGGCATTTGCAGATCACCGGAGGAAGCAATCAAACTGATACAGGAGGGCTAATACAATGGCATTTGGTACTAATTACGAAAACATCCCGCAGGGAGGCGGCGAGCTCGTGCCGGAGGGCTTCTATGAGTGCATCATTACGAATGCGGAGATCCGGAAGACACAGAACGGCAAGTATAAGGTCGGATTTATGCTGACGATCCGCAACGACATCCAGCAGCCGTGCGCAAACCGTGTTTTGTTCCTGGACATCTGGCGCAAGCGCGAGCCTACGCCGGCAGACGAGCAGGTTGACGGCTTCAACTTTGCGCAGCTCATGGCTGTCAGCCGCGCTGCGAAGATCCCGAGCGGGCAGAACTTTGAATCTCTGGAACAGTTCCTTCAGGCACTGACCGGCAGACTCCTGATCGCAGAGGTGCGGCATGAGGAATACAACGGGAAGCCGCAGGTTCGTGTTGATTCTCTGAGCACTGCACCGACACAGTTCCCGGAATGCCGTCACGTTCATAAGCAGCGTCCGCAGGCGCAGAATCCTGCATACGGTTCGCCTGCACCGCGTCAGCAGCAGGGATATGCGCAGAGACCGCAGCAGGGGTACGCTCCGCAGCAGCAGTACCAGCAGCCGCCCATGCAGCAGGGGTATGCGCAGCCGCAGCGTCCGCAGGCTGCTCCGCCCGCACCTGGTCCGATGAATGTGGGGAATCTGGACGAGTTTGAAGAAATCCTGAGCAGCGGTGAAGTGCCGTTCTGATCAGAGCGCGGCGGGGACGGTGCCGAACCGTCCCCCGATACCGCACGACAGGAGGAATGTGAATGTACGAGTTAATCCCCGACGAAATGAAAGCTATGCCGCGCTGGATATGCTGGCGAGCTGTTCCGGATCCGAAATCACACTCCGGTATTTCAAAGCAGCCGGTCAATCCCCGTACCGGAGGTATGGCACAGTCAAATAATCCGCAGACATGGACAGACTTTGAAACTGCTGTCGCTGCGTCGGTCGATTACGCAGGTATCGGATTCATGTTCAACGGTTCCGGATATGTAGCGATTGACATTGATGACCGGCCTGCTGAAATCGAAGACTACCGGAACGGGATGCTTGATAATATCTTCGGCCAGATGAATGATACACTGCAAACTTATGCGGAGTTTTCACAATCAGGAAACGGTGTCCATTTTATCGGGCGCGGTTCACTGCCCGGCAAAGATTTCAACAATCGCGATATGGGCGTTGAGATGTATACCGGGGCACGTTTCTTTGTCATGACCGGAAAACTCTGCACGGAGTATGTGGACATTGCTGATATCACCGAGACCGTCAAGCCGTATTACGAAAAGTATCGTACTCAGTCAAAGTCAAAGACATCATCACGGTCGGAGCAGCTCCCGCTTGCCGAATGCTCCATGACAGCTCAGGAGGTCATTGACCGGGCTATGAAGTCAAGACAGGGTGCAAAATTCACTGCGCTCTATGGCGGAGATACATCCGAATACACTTCACCGTCAGAAGCAGACATGGCATTCTGCAATATGCTGGCATTCTGGTGTCAGGGCAATATGCAGCTCATGGATGAGATTTTCCGCAGCTCCGGCCTGATGCGCGACAAATGGAATCGGAGGCAATCCGGCACAACATACGGAGCAATCACCTTGCAGAAAGCAGTCGACGGCTTGTCTGTAGTTTATACCGGAACTGGTAACAGCGCCGGAGAAAACGACGGATATTCTATCAGTATCCGGAAGACAGCTGAAACAGCTGCTCCGAGTGTGCGCGGCAAGATGTACCGTTTCGATGACACCGGAAATGCGGAACGGCTGTTTGATGCATTCGGAGATATGCTCCGATTCTGCTACACTGAGAAGAAATGGCTCTACTACTTCGAGGGCAAGTGGTATACTGACAACATCGGTTATATCCGGCAGCTTGCAGACAGTGCAACAGTGCTTCAGGAGCAGGAGCGCATGCTGTATGCACATGATGAAGAAATGCTGAAGGCTTTTGACAGGCATCTGAAGAAGTCCCGCAGCTTCGCCGGCAAGACCAATATGATCCGGGAGGCGGAACACTATGCACCGATCCTTCCGCAGAATATGGACAGAAACAAGTCCGTGATCGGAGCAAAGAACGGCATCATCGACCTGAAGACAGGCGAGCTGCTGCCGCATGACCGTGAAGCATACATCACCAAGCAGGCGACAGTCACATATAATCCGGATGCGCCGAAGCCGAAGCTGTGGCTGCAATTCCTCAGCGATATTTTCGGCGGTGATCCGTATATGCTCGACTACATCCAGAAGTGCGTCGGATACAGCCTGACCGGATCGACCTCTGAGCAGTGTGCGTTTTTCCTGTTCGGCACAGGCCGAAACGGCAAATCCACATTTCTTGAGATCGTGCGTGGCATCCTCGGAGACTACGCGACAAACATCCAGCCGCAGACGATCATGGTGAACCCGAAGTCCGGCAACGCGCCGTCATCAGACATTGCGCGGCTCAAAGGCGCGCGCCTGGTGACATCGGTGGAACCGAATGAAGGAATGCGCCTTGATGAAGGTTTGCTGAAGCAGCTCACCGGCGATGATGTTGTGACGGCCCGAAAGATGTTTGCAGAAGAGTTCGAGTTCAAGCCGGAGTTCAAGCTGTGGATGGCAACGAACCACAAGCCGCTGATCAGAGGCACGGACACAGGTATCTGGCGGCGCATTCATCTGATCCCGTTTGAAGTACAGATCCCGATCGACAAGGTTGACAAGAAGCTGAAGTACAAGCTCGTGAAGGAAGCCGAAGGTATTCTGAAATGGGCTGTGCAGGGATGCCTGCGCTGGCAGAACGAAGGGCTGACGATGCCGCAAAAGGTGCTTGATGCAGTTCGTGAGTATCAGCATGAGATGGATGTGATTTCGACATTCATGGATGCGTGCTGCGTCGCAGAGGGAGAAGTAAAGGCTTCAAGGCTGTATGCCGTTTATGCGAAGTGGGCAGAGGAGCATAATGAATACTGCATGTCCAGCACGAAGTTCGGCACGGAGCTTTACAAACGTGACGGAATTGGTAGAAAGAAGACCCGTGACGGATGGTATTATACAGGCATCTCGATCGGCAGCACTGGATATCAGGAATAAAGTATTGTGACGGGTTGTGACGGGTTGACGGGTTTTTCCTATTCCATCGTATAAAAAAATAATGAGGTACATGTATTATATATAGCTCTATAGATAACCCGTCACACCCGTCACAGAAAGGAATGAGAATATGAAAATTGACCTGCGAGACCCTGACACATGGGCGGCACTCGAACGCCAGGCGTATGATGGCACGGTGAACGTGCTGCCGCTGCCGGCACCAGCGTACAAGTATTTCAGTGAGCTGACTGCCGTTTACCGGGCATTCCGCTTTGATGGGATGCCGAAGGAGGAAGCTGAGGCACGCAAGCGGCTGCTTCTGAAGGATTATCAGAGACAGGTACAGGATATTCGACAGGCACGGGAAGCGAATGCTTCATATCAGGATGCGATCCGGAATGCCGGCACGCTGCTGTCTGAGATCGAAAAGGCAGAATCCGTCTATGAGATTGCAACAAAAGCCTGCAATGTGATCGGTAAGCTGATCGGTGACGCCAGCTTTTACAGCAGGCAGATCGCGAAGATCCAGAAAGAGGCAGAACGTCCGGCTCCAAAGAAGCGGAAGCGCAAGGCTGCTGATACAACCGCTGAGGCAGTTGAAAAGGAGGTAAGCAATGAAACATTGTCCTAGTTACTGCGGACCGACCTGTGTAAATGGCAGTTGCCCGAAAGCATTGTATGAGGATAATCCGGAGTATTTCGACGAAAGGCCGAGCTGCAAAAGCTGCTCCGGTTATAACGGATGCGAGGATTGCTGCGTTGCATATTACAGCGGCATCACGGAAGAACAGTGCAGAGCTGAGCACGGATTGAAGGAGGCCACCAATGAAAACAATACCTGAAATCATGCGCACGATCATCAGCGGCATTATGCCGAGATCGAGCATCGGCATCATCATGGAACTACTGGCCTATGAGATGGCCTACGACGGGAGGTGCTGAGAATGGCTGAAATGATGATCAACGGCGATAATCTTATCAGATATTGCATGGAACGTAAATGCGGGTCTGTTCCGATTGAACGAATCAAGTCAGAACCGCGAATTGAGGTTGAAAGAGTGCGCCATGCGCGGTGGATTAACAATACATTTTGCAGCGACTGCAAGCGATTCCCGGTTGATGTTTCTGTTTCCATCAGCAATCAGGAATTGACAAAGTATTTTTCACGGTGTCCGCACTGCGGTGCAGTGATGGACGCGCAGGACGGGGGTGCTGACAATGGCTGAACTGAAGTGCCCGTTTTGCGGTAGCAAGGAAAATGAAATCAAAGGGTATTGGATGCGCCGCAATCGCCTAATGTGGTATATTCAATGCTATGGATGTTGGTACGAATCTGAATGCTTTAGAACAAAAGAAGAAGCTGCCGAAACATGGAACAGGAGGGCTGACAATGGCTGATTTGATCGAGCGTGAAAAAGTTGTGGAAATTCTCAGAATAATAGGCCACGGCCGCCCAATCTCAGGAAAAAGAGCCATATCTTTAATCAGTGAGATGCCGACAGCAGAACAGCCAAAACAGCGACACGGGCGGTGGATTCAGAGCGATGCGCTCGATTACAAAGATCCGAACGGTATTATCCATATTCACGGAATGTGCTCATGTTGCCGCCTGATTTATGATTTCCGAGATATGACAAGTCGATTCAAATTCTGCCCGAATTGCGGCGCGAAAATGGACGGAGGTGCTGACAATGGCTGAAATTTACCGGTATCACATGATAAAAGATTCGACAGAGCTGCGGAAAATGATTGCCGAAAATCCAGAACTGCCTATCGTTGTTCTTGTCGGCAGCGATGCGGCATCGGATGATTACGCATACACATACTGCACCTGTGTATCATGTTTTGTAGATGAAATACTTGATTGTGAACCGCCTTTTGATAATGACGGATTTGTTGTAAACGATAAAGAGGATTTCCGTGAAAGAATGGAGGAATGGCTCGCGGATCAGGATGACCGATATGCAAAAATGTCGGATGCCGAGTTCGATGCTATTCTCGCGGAAGAAATGGCAAAATACGAACCGTATTGGAAAAAGTGTATCTGTATCCGGGCAGATAATTAAGGAGGCGAAAGACGATGCCTGAAAAGCTGATCGCAATCAAGGGCTTCCAGATGCCGTACAACTGCATTGAATGCCCGCTTCAGTTCGGCGGATGGTGTGGAGCATCGCCGCCGGAGATTGACGAGCGTGTCGCTCCGACAGTCGATGAAGCAGTGAAACAGGGCAAGCCGAAATGGTGCCCGCTTGTGGAAATTGAATATGGAGGCAAAGATCATGGGACATGAGAAGTTTTGGTACGCAGTCGGAATTATCGGCAAGGAGATCCTCAGCGCGATCCTGTGGGCATGGATCATTCTTGCCTGCATCGCAAGAGACCCGGACACGGCACTGATGATCCTGGTGCTGAAGTCGCTGGTATGGGCAGTCGTTGACAAGGAGTTCAGGAGGTGACATGTGAATGATGGATTCAACGCATAGACCGACAGACACGCCGTTATACCGGCTGTGTCCGGATTGCAAGCAGCGGACAGACTGGGATACAATGGTCTGGCTCAATGGCCGGTGCTATTGCCCCAATTGCTATGAACTCCGAAGAGCGGAGGAAAAGATCGAACGTGCAATGAAGGAGGCTAAGACATGACACCGAAAGAATATCTGTCTCAGTACAGAGCAGCGGTAAACAAAGCGGATGCAGCAGCACATCACCGCGAGGAGCTCAGAGCACTGGCTGAACGTATCACACCGGTTTATGGAGGCATCGGAGGTGGCACACACCAGATTGGAGACAAGCTCGGTGAGGATGTCGCAAAGATCATTGACGCAGAATCAAAGCTGAGCGATGCAATCGAATTGCTCATCGCAACACAGCGGGAAGTCGAACGGACGATTGATTCCGTGGATGATGAGCGGCTTCGCAATATTCTTTACCGTCGATACATTTGCGGCGATAAGTGGGAAGTCATTGCGGTGGCGCTGAATATCGAGTATCGCTGGCTTCTTAGACTGCATGGGAGAGCCTTGCAGGAAGTCCAGAAGAAAATTGACCATTGAAAGCCACATAAAAAGTGTGCTATGATTAAGCTGAGAAAAGCGACGGAGCTTGAAGTGCTTTTCCGGCGGTACAGCCACAACCCCTGTGCCGCCCTTTTCCTTCTCCGTCACTCAGACGCTCGGCTCAGGCCGGGCGTTCGGTGTATACGGGGGGAGGGGTACCCCTTGCGGGCCTGCCCCAGGACTACACCGCTCATTGCTCGTTTTCTTGCGCGCAGTTGCCAATATTTGAGTACGACAGGAGGTGAAGGGATGGAACGCATTGACTTTGAGGCAAGAAGCATGACAGAACGTACCGGCGAAACATGGCGCCCGATCCGAATCGGCGGAGTGGATTTGAACTATCTCCTATCGGAATCCGGCAGAATATTCAACTTCCGGAAGCGGCGATTTCTTCGTGTCGAAGAAAATCACTCGTCCAAGAAATACTACCGGCTGCGCTCTGATAAGCAGCAGAAGACATTCCAGCTTGATGCGTTGCTTCTCAGCATCTTCCCGGAAAGGTATGACGCAGATCATGCGCAGGAATGGCGCCGGATCGTCCGCGACGGTGAACCGACTGACTATGAAGTCAGCGAAAACGGAGATGTCCGACGAATCAATAATCATCACATAATTAAGCCGACTGTCCACAAGGCCGGGTATCATGTGATACGGCTCCGGCATTGCGGAAAGACAATTACGGAATATGCACACAGGCTCGTTGCGATGGCGTTCATTCCGAATCCGAACGGATACGAGCTTGTCAACCATAAGGACGAAAACCGGCAGAACAATACGGTCCGCAACCTTGAATGGTGCGACAGAAGATATAATATGCTCTACAACGGAGCATCCAAGCGGGCAGTATCTACAAGAAGAATGCACAGCCTCTCCGGCTGATAACAGGATGGTGGTGAAAAGGTGAAGGAATACGGTTTGGAGTACCTGCGGGGAAAGCTCGCCGCAAAGCGGGATCGTGCGAACCTGCGGTACAAGTTCTATGAGATGAAGAATCAGATGTGGAAAATCAACGCGCTGATTCCTCCGGAGTTTGCGACGCTGACCTATGCACTCGGATGGTGTGCGAAGTCTGTGGACTCCATTGCGGACCGTCTGATCTTTGCGGGGTTTGAGAATGACGATTTCTTGTTTGACGAGATCTTCAAGATGAACAACCCCGATGTGCTGTTTGATTCGGCAGTGCTCTCCGCGACGATCTCCGCCTGCTGCTTCCTCCACATCAGCTACGGCGACGGTGATTACCCGGTGATCGAATGCATTGACGGTACCAACGCGACCGGCATCATCGACACCGCGACCAATCTGCTGACGGAAGGCTATGCGATTCTGGAGAATGATCCTTCGACCGGCGCACCGTTGCAGGAAGCATACTTCCTGCCGGATCGTACTGAATACTATGTGTCCGGTGATCTTCACGATACGATTGTGCATCCTGCCGGTGCGCCGCTGCTTGTGCCGGTGATCTACCGGCCTGACGCAATGCGCCCGTTCGGGCACTCCCGCATCAGCCGGGCATGCATGGACATCGTACAGACCGCAAGGCGCACACTGCTGCGCTCGGAGGTCGGTGCGGAGTTTTACAGCGTACCGCAGAAGTACATTGTCGGACTCTCGCAGAAGACCGAGTTCGACAATAAAAAGGCTTCGATGTCGTCGTTCCTGAAGATCACGAACGACGGCAATGCCGATAAGCCGACGCTCGGACAGTTCGACCAGCAGAGCATGGCGCCGCACATGGAGCACATGAAAATGCTTGCTTCCATGTTTGCAGGCGAAACCGGCCTGACGCTCGACGACCTCGGATTCACGACCGACAACCCGGCAAGCTATGACGCGATCCGCGCCTCACACGAGAGCCTGCGCCTGACGGCCCGCAAGGCACAGCGCAGCTTCGGCACCGGCTTCCTCAATGCCGGCTATCTCGCAGCGTGCCTCCGCGACAATGAAACGTATAACCGCAGCGCATTCCGGGAAGTGAAGCCGGAATGGATGCCGATCTTTGAGCCGGATGCAGCTGCGCTCGGCGCGATCGGCGACTCGATCCTGAAAATCAATCAGGCGTCTGAGGGATTCCTCGGCGCAAGGAATATCAAATCTCTCACCGGTCTGGAGAGTGATGCCGAATGACAGTCCGTGAAGAAGTCCGGCAGCGCATTGAGCGCGATGCCTTGCTTGCGAAGCTCCGGAAGAAGATCGACAGCGGCAATGGCACGTTCGATGATTCGTTTGCGTACAGCGACCGTGCCGGCAGGCTGCTCGGCGAGATCTTCGCGCAGCGGCTGCCCGGCATCCCTCTGGAAGAGCGTGAGGCGCTGTGTGTGGAACTGCTGCGTGACCGGTACACGGACATCAACAGTCTGTGCGATGCCGTGCAGAAAGCGCTGGATCAGGCAAACGGCCTGCACCTGAAACCGCAGCGTGCACCGTTTGAGGAAGCGCGTGCGCACAAGATCGGGCACTCAACAGCTGATCAGACCGTCCCGGAGAAAACGCAGCAGCGCAGGAGCAGGTCAGCGACTGAAACAATGACCAGATCCATGCACGACGACCGGATGCAGGCCGAGGCGAAGTTCCGCAGCCGCGCCGGCCTGAAGTGCTACATCACGCGCAAGACCGACGGCAAATGCTGTGCTTGGTGCTCTGCAATGGCGGGGCGCTATGAATATTACAGCGAGCCGAAGGACGTTTACCGGCGCCACGACAACTGCGGCTGCTCTGTTACTTATGAGAACGGACGGCAGCGGCAGGATGTGTGGAGCAAGCGCACCTGGGAAGCACCTGAGCCGGGAGCCGGTGCCGGGGATCCGGTTGTGTTTACGGCGGAGCAGGCGAGGAGCGCTGGTGCTGAACAGCCGATTCGGTTCTCAAAAGCTGAGAAGATGGCTGCGGTCGGTGCTGATGTGATTAAAGCAGATCGAATTGAGCATTCGACAGAAGAAAAGCTCGCGCTTGCACAGTTTGCAAGATCGCTCGGCATTGAATACAAAAATGCGATGAGTTTTGATGGCGATTCAGACTTACTAAAGGAGCAGCTTAGCATAATGGCTGCGCTCCGGGATGAGTTTAAGTTGCCAAGGAGAATTGTATTCTATGTCAAAAATCTTGGTGAAGACTTAGGCGAGACTTTCTACAGAAAAACTATTATGATCAATTCTGTTGCATTGCGTTCCGATGCAGCAACAAGTGCATATCTTAATTCCGACAAAAAACTTTCATCATCAAAAACTATCGGAATTGGCGTTCATGAAATCGGTCATTTGATTGCTGAGAAATATGGCGAAATCGGTCTTGACATTGCTCAGAAAGCGTGCTATAATATAAGTGGGAGTAAACTAAATTATTTTCAAACGCTCGACTATTTATTGGATAATATATCTGAATATTCGATTACGAAGAATCCAAAAGCAACAAGTCCTAAATTTAAGCCAACACATTTTCATGAGATCATTCCGGAAGTACTCGGAAAGCATTTTACGGATCCAGATGAGTTTACTACAGAATTCTATAAACTGTTGAAGGAGGCGTGCCATATATGAGTATGAGAAAATATGATACATTTTGGATGTCTGATAAAAGCTGGTGGCATTGGAACGAAGCTGGCGATCAGATACTCAATGACGACGCGCCGGAAGACGCAAAGAAAAGCTATGCGCACTATCTGGAACAGCGTGAAGAAGTGCGGAAGAATATTCTCGCAGGTAAGTATATGGAATAATCAGAAACCCGCCCAGCAATGAGCGGGTTTTCTCATGCCCAAAAACCGAAAGGAGTTTATCACATGGACGAATGGAAAGAACGGCTGAAAGCTGAGTACAAAGAGCTCAAAGAACGGCTCGACAAGCTGCACAAGTGGAACGTCAAGAAGGAAGCTGCCTTCCGCTTGCAGCCTTGCGGAGTTGAAAAGATCGAGGATGATATGAACCGGCACCTTTGCAGAGAGCAGGAAGAAGCAATGACACGGTATCTGAATATCCTTGAACTGCGTGCAGAGATCTACGGCATCGAGCTGTGATCTGAACCGAATATTAACCAAGCACTCGGAAACGGGTGCTTTTTTCATGCCCAAACGCACGCCAAACGCACGCGTGCGTTTCATCAGAAAGGAGCTGACACCATGCCGCAGCCCAGAGCAAGACCGAACCTGCGACCTGACCATAACGGTCCGCAGCGGGCGCAGTTTGAATCGAACAAGAAGAAAATCTATGCCACGCAGACAGTCTGCGGCATTTGCGGCAAGGAAGTGAACTTCCGTCTGAAATGGCCGCACCCGATGAGCCCCTGCATTGATCATATCATTCCGGTTGCTAAAGGCGGGCACCCGTCAGACATCAACAACTTGCAGCTCGCCCACATGTCCTGCAACCGGCAGAAATCCGACAAGCTCACACCGACACGCGAGGTTTCAACCGGCATCGAGCTGGTGTCAAACCGCGTATTGCCTCTCACATTTGACTGGAAAACACTGTAAGGAGATATTTGCATGAGCGTAGCAACACGCAAAGGCAAACAAACTCCTACTGTTTCCGTAGTGCTGTCTTACACCGAATCCCTCGGTGCGGAGGCAGTCGAACTCTACAACCGTTCCGGGCGCACATCGCAGGACTGGCAGTCGCTCATGATCGAAGACATCATGGCGATCAACGAAGACGGCCTGTGGCTGCACATGAAATGCGGCTGGTCTATTCCGCGACGGAACGGCAAATCCGAAATCCTTATCATGCGAGCGATCTGGGATCTGACCAACGAACGCCGCTGCCTTTACACCGCGCACCGTGAGTCAACCGCTGCGAGCGCATGGGAAAAGGTTGTCCGGCTTCTGACGAAGATCGGATACAAAGAAGATGAGGATTTCAAATCATACAAATCCGCAGGCAGACGCAGCATTGAATGGCTGCGGGACGGCAGCGAGGCAGTCATCAACTTCCGCACCCGAAGCGGTACAGGCGGCCTTGGTGAAGGATACGACACGCTGATCATTGATGAAGCGCAGGAGTATACCGGCGACCAGGAGTCCGCACTGAAATACGTCGTTACGGACAGTAAGAACCCGCAGACACTGATGTGCGGAACACCGCCGACGGCAGTCAGCTCCGGCGATGTCTTCCTGAAATTCCGCAAGTCTGTGATCACCGGCGCAAAGGATGATGCGTTCTGGGCTGAATGGTCTGTGCCGAACCTGACTGACGCACATGATCCGGAGCTCTGGTACGAAACAAATCCTTCGCTCGGCACGATCCTGACGGAACGAACCGTCCGGGATGAACTCGGTGACGATCAGGTTGACGACAACATCCAGCGACTAGGGCTGTGGCTGCAATACTCGCAGAAATCCGCGATCTCCAGCAAGGACTGGGAACACTGCGCACTGCACACCGCGCCGGACCTCGAAGAAGCACCGCGCCTGTTTTTCGGCGTGAAGTATGCAAAAGCATCCGGCAATGTATCACTTGCAGTGGCAGTGAAGTCTGATGACGGGAAGATCTTTTTTGAAGCGATCGACTGCCGGCCTGTGCGAGAAGGCAATGACTGGATCATTGCTTTTCTGCGGAACCCGCACGCTGTGACTGCCGTTATCGACGGCGCAGGCAACCAAAGCATTCTTGAAGCAGCCATGCAGGATGCGGAAACAGAATGCACTGCCTTGCTGCCGAAGGTAACACAGGTCGCAGAAGCGGGCGCTCTGTTTGAGCAGAAGCTGTTTTCAGGTATGTTATGTCATATGGATCAGCCGGCGCTCAGGCAAGCTGCAATCAACTGTGAGCACCGCTCCCTCGGCGGAAACGGCGGCTTCGGCTATACGTCCGTGCTGGAAGGCGCTGATATATCGCTGCTTGAAGCTGCCGTGCTTGCAGTTTGGCAGTGTGCGAACGACAAAGAAGAGCCGACGTACACTGTCAGTTACTAACTACGTGGAACCACACGGAAAAAAGGAGTTTATTATGTCTGAAGAATTCAAGGTTATCGAAACACAGGAAGCACTCGACGCGATCATCAAGAATCGCCTGGAGCGCAACGCCAAAAGCGTGACCGAAAGCGTGACTGCTGAGGTTACAAAGAAGTATGAGGGCTATATTTCGCCGGATGACGCAAAGAAGTCCGCCGATCAGATCGCTGCCCTCACTGAAAAGCTCAAAGAAAGCGAAACGAAAATCGCTGACCTGACCGCGAAGAACAGCGCATACGAGATCAGCTCGGCAAAACTGAAGATCGCGCAGGAAACCGGTCTCCCGATTGAGCTTGCAGAACGGCTCTCCGGCACAACAGAAGAGGAACTGCGCAAGGATGCAGAAACGCTCGTGAAATTCACCGCGC